CAATTCTTATCCAGATTCAATTATTCAAGCAAGAATTGGTTCATATATTGTTGTTTACCCAACTGCATTTGCTGATAATCCGTTGCCCGGAGAAACTTACTATAACGTTACATTGACTACTTCAGCTAATGCACAAAACGTTCCAGCTAGAGGCGGTAGTAATGCACTAGCAAATGTGATTGTAGATAACAGCGGAGTCGTAACACTTCAATTGCTTAATGCTGGCACAGGGTTTGTTGTTGGTGATTACTTGTACGGTTCTGTATATACAAACGGTAGCCCAACAATTCAGCAAAGTATTATTTTGGCAAAAGTACAATCTGTCCTTAATCAAACTGGTGAGACGTGGTTAGGAAATTATTTTGATACTGCATTGCTAAATTACTCTTTGATGGAAGCGGTTACATATATCAAAGGTGAGCAAGACACTGTATTGGAATATCAAAAACGAGCAGACGATGCTATGGCATTGCTCAAACAGTTAGGTGATGCGAAAGAACAGGGCGATGCTTATCGTAATGGATTGCCAAAATATAAAGTTATATGATTACGCAAACGATCACAAACCAGTTTAAATCGGACATTCTTCAAGGGGTTCAAAACCTTTTAACGGATTCTTTGTATTTGGCGTTATACACCGGAAGCGCAACGCTTAATGCAAACACAACAACATATACATCAGCCAACGAAGTAAGTAGTACAAACTACTCCGCAGGTGGAAATATTGTCACAGGCGTTACGATCAATACAGATACACAAAACAACATTGTTTATGTAAGCTTTAATAACGTAACTTGGACTAATGTATCGTTTGTTTGTAGGGGCGCTTTGCTCTACAATTCAAGTAAAACCAATAACTCAATAGCAGTGCTAAACTGGGGTTCTGACAAAAATGCAGGACCAAACTTTGTTGTACAGTTACCAGTAAATACTCCAACAAGCGCATTAATCAGGCTATAAAAGAGGACATATATGGCTATAATTACCACAACGAAAGGCGATATGGATGATTCACTGTTAGAATATAAAACAGGAAACATTGATAATGAAGATGAGCATACTACGTGGGATGAGTATTATTTAGACGGAGAGCTTGTACATCGTTCCGTACATGTCACCCTGAAGAAGACTCCGTTTACGGACTTTACAACTGCTTTAATGGGATAAAATCATGGCAAATACACAATCGATGTGTTCATCGTTTCTTAGTCAATTGATGTCTGCAACGCATAACTTTTCAAGCGCTAACGTTGCACGATCTGCAACCACCGCAGATACATTCAAGGCAGCACTTTATGTAACCACTTCTGGAACTACCACCACTACATGTATGTGCGCATCTGTTACAGCATATGCGACAACGGTAAATGGTGTAAACGAAGTATCTGGAACCAACTATAATGCAGGTGGCGTAGTAGTGACAAACGCAACCAACCCAACCTCCGTAAATACATCTCTTACCGCAGGAGTGGGATATTGGACTCCTTCGGCAAGTATCGTATACACAAACGTTACATTGTCAACATCGTTTGATACGATGCTGATGTATAACTCATCTCAGTCTAATGCTGCTGTTGCTGTATTTACCTTTGGTGCGCAAACAGTAACTGCTGGTACATTTACGCTAACAATGCCATCAAATGCATCTACAACCGCATTAGTACGTCTACAGACAACCTAATAGGTAATATATGGCATTTGTAGTTGCCGATAGAGTACAGGAAACAACCCAAACTACTGGGACTGGGACAATTACGCTCGGTGGAGCGCAAACCGGATTTCAGACGTTTTCTGCTGCTATAGGCAATGGTAATGTTACGTATTACACCATCACTGATAATGTGAACTGGGAAGTTGGGCAGGGGACATATACTTCAGGTAGCAATACTCTATCCAGAGATACAATCTTTGCATCTTCTAATTCAGGTGCATTAATCTCTGTAACGGCTGGTAGTTTTGTATGGTGTGACTATCCAGCATCTAAATCAGTTGTAACTGATCCAAGTTATAACACCAACATTCCGTTTGGTCCTACAAACACGAATGCAAACATCGGGAATATAGCTTTAGCTCTCTCCATGATAGGTAGATAAATATGGCAACTAAAGTCATATTTATTACGTCTGGAACAACCTTCACGGTTCCTTCCGATTTTAATACCCTCATTTCTGTCGAAGCCATTGGAGGCGGGGGTAGTGGAGCAGGCGTTGGTAGTACTGATACATTTACTGGAGGCGGAGCTGGTGGAGCATATGCAAAATCAACTTCAGTATCTGGTTTATCTGCCAATCAAACTGTTTATGTAAACATCGGTAGTGGCGGCGCTGCTGCTACTCGTGGGTTTGTAGGTACTGATAACCCCGGAAATCCCGGTGGAGACACTTGGTTTAATACTTCCAATTCTGCTCCAAGTTCAAGTTCAACGGGCGTTTTGGCTAAAGGTGGTGGAGCCGGATTAAACTCTTTATCTGCTGCACAAGGCGGTCAAGCCTCTGCCAGCGTTGGAGATGTAAAATATTCTGGGGGCAATGGGCCATCTACTGGTTCACCGCCAAACCTTTGTGGAGCTGGAGGTGGTGCTGCTGGACCGGGTGGTGCAGGTGGTGCAGGAGGATATGCTACTGTAGGTGGATTTAATGGGCAAGGTGCTGGTGGAGGCGGTTCAGGCGCGACATTAACATTGCCCGGAACTGCCGGAGCAAATGGTGGAACAGGCGCTGGGGGAGCAGGCGGTGCTTCAACAGGTCAAACTGGTGGAGCCGGAGCAACAAGTTCTTCAGATGCCACTGTTGGAGTAAATGGTGGCGGTGGCGGTGGCGGTATTGCTGATGCAACACCGTCAAGAGACAAAGGACAAGATGGCGGAGCTGGAACGTATTGGATACAAACATCTAACTCTGCAACCGCTGGTTCGGGAGGCGGAGGTGGTGGCCCATGTCAAAACGTATCTAGTGCAACTATTGCTGGAAATGGTGGTTTATATGGCGCAGGCGGTGCTGCCGCTAACGGTTTCTCAACACTTGTGTCTGGAGCTGGCGCACAAGGAATAGTTGTATTTACGTATGCTGCTAAGGATGAGGTGACGTCTGTATCTGCATCTGGATTAGCTGGTGTGGTAAAGCAGTTTGGTGGTGATAGTCCTTATATATATTCCGTATCTTCTGATTCTGTAACTGGATTTGTTGGATCAAACATAACGCTACAAATTTCTGGCGTTGTTTCATCTGGGCAGGCAGGTGCGATAAATAGTTACATCGGTCTAGTGGTTTACTTATCCGGGGTATCAGCATCCGCAAACCTTGGACAGTTTTATATTGTTCCTGAGTCAAGCATTACTGGACAAGGTATTACAGGAACAATCGTAACTTCACAAGTTCCATATGCATTTAATACATATGACAGAATTCAAGAGATTGTAACAGCAACAAATGGAACAGATACATTAACCGTTAGTGGAACAACTGTATCTGGGTTTTCTGGGTTTTATGTTCCACAATATCAAACTAAAGCTGTATTTATTACTTCTGGTTCAACTTTTACAATTCCTTCTGATTTTAGGGCATTAATTTCTGTAGAGGCAATTGGAGGTGGAGGAAGTGGTGGGCAGGTTGGATTTAATACGGTTACCGGTGGAGCTGGTGGTGGAGCATATGCAAAATCAACCTCAATAACCGGTTTGCTTGTAAACCAAACTGTTTATGTAAATATAGGTGCTGGAGGTGGTAAACCCTCTGGACAGGGAGATGGAAATCCCGGCGGAGATACTTGGTTTAATACTTCTAACGCTGCTCCAAGTTCAAGTTCAACGGGCGTTTTAGCTAAAGGTGGTGGAGCCGGATTAAATTCCGCATCTGTTGCTCAAGGTGGGCAAGCATCTGCAAGCGTTGGAGATATAAAATATTCTGGAGGAAACGGTCCATCTCAAGTATCAGGTAATCCAGCCTATTCACAAGGAGGTGGCGGTGGAGCAGCCGGACCCGGCGGTGCTGGAGGGAATGGAGGTTATTCTACTGTCTCAGGATCATCCTACGGAATGGGTGGAGGCGGTGGTGGATCTGGAGCAACATTAATTGCACCGGGTACAGCGGGAACAAACATAAGCGCGGTCGGTACTTCAGGAGGGGCAGGCGGTGCTTCAACTGGTCAAACAGGCGGAGCTGGAGCAAGAACCGGTGTAAATGCTGGAGCTGGAGTAAATGGCGGAGGCGGCGGTGGAGGTTTCCTAGCTGCTGCTCCTACCAATACATCTCAACAAGGCGGAAATGGCGGAGCAGGAACATTTTGGATACAAACATCTAATTCTGCAACTGCTGGATCAGGCGGCGGCGGCGGCGGATTTAATTCCTCTGAGTATTTAGCTTTTGGATCGCAGCAAGGAGGGGCCGGTGGCTTGTATGGTGGTGGTGGAGCGCCAAATATTGATAATTCTACAAATAACGCTCCATTGTCTGGAACGGGTGCTCAAGGTATTGTTGTTTTTACATACTCAACCCTTAACATAAATCCAAGTTACCAGTTATATTATACTGTCACTGATGGAACAAACTGGGAAACAGGTGTGGGCGCTTACTTTATTCCATCTGGGACCATTACAACAATTAGAGTTATGGCTTCATCTAATGGCGGCGCATCTATAACTAAAACAGTTGGGATGTACGTGTACATCACATACGCAGCAATGAGTACAACAATTATTGATAATGCGAATAACTGCCTAATTCCATTTGGTCCGACTAATACTAGAGTCGGTGTTAATAACATAGCACTAGCAACATCGATGAGTTCATAACATGCCAATCAATTATATCTCCGCTCAAAAAGCAAACGTAACAACGGCAACCACCTGCTATCAGCCAGTAACATCTTCAACTGTTCAAGCAACGATGGTTGGTTGTTTGCTTGCTAATACAAATACAGTATCTGCGACTGCTACAGTTACGCTTATTAATAATGGCGCAACAGTAACTACTAACATTATTAAGAATGTACAGATACCATCTGGTAACTCGCTTGATATTTTAAACGCTGCAAGAATTGTAGTACCATACAATTATCAGGTACAGGTTACTTCCTCTCCGGCAGTGGATGTAACCATATCTTCT